ATAATGGTGAGGCCTGACGCTATTGTAATAATTCAGAATATAACTGCTGATTTGCTGCCGGGCCACGTCTTTGCCTGTGTAGCCATCGGTTGGCACCCATTCTGTTTTCAGACTGCGGAAGAAGCGTTCCATTGGACTGTTATCCCAGCAGTTTCCCCGTCGGCTGACACTTTGCTTTATCCTGTAACGCCAGAGAAGTTGTTGATATTTCAGTCCTGTATATTGACTTCCCTGGTCGCTATGGAACATGACGTCCCGCGGCTGACCACGCACCTCATACGCCATCCGCAGGGCACTGCTTATCAGGGCAGTATCGGCATTCGCTGACAGGCTCCAGCCGATAACCCTGCGGGCAAAAAGATCCATGACGACCGCCAGATAGCACCAGCGATTTCCTGCCCAGATATACGTAATATCTCCGCACCATACCCTATCTGGCTCGGGCACAGCGAACTGGCGCTCAAGCAGATTCGGCAGACAGGTATGTTCCTGACGAGCATTTTTGTACTGATGTTTTCCGGGCTGACAACTGCTCAGGTTCAGATATTTCATCAGACGCCCGGCACGGTAACGGCTCATCGGGACGCCGTTTTGGGTCAGCATTTCAGCCAGCGTGCGCGCCCCCGCAGAGCCCCTACTTTGGTTCCACGCCCGGCGTATTTCGCTGCACAACCTGACTCGCGCCGGATTAACCGTATCGCGTCGTTTTCGCCAGTACCGGTAACTGCTACGGTGTATTCCCAGTGCGGAACAGAGGCTGACAACTGAGTGGCTGTCACTCAGTCTGGAAACTATCGTAAACCGTTCAGTGAGTCGGACATCAAGAGCGGGGTAGCCTTTTTTAATATCGTATTTTGTTCCTCCAGTCGGCGAACCTGCTTTTCCAGCTCGCGAATACGTTGCTGTTCAGGGGTAATGGGTGTGGCAGAGGGCGCAATCCCCTGACGCTCTCGCCTGAGCTGGCGCACCCAACTCTCAAGCGTGGTAGAACCGACATTCATCGCTTCACTGGCTTGTCGATATGAGTAGCCCTTATCAACAATTAGCTGTGCACATTCCAGCCTGAATTCAGGGGTGAAAGTACGTTTGGTTTTCTTGTTCATTAAGTCACCTGTTTTGTGTTGTGGTGAGGATATCACCTTTAATCAGGTGGCCAAATTTACTGTGCCACTACATTCTGTGACCGGATACGTGCCTGCTGGGCGCGACGTAAATCCTGTGCCAGCTTTCTGGCGATGTTATTGATGGCCTGCTGATTCAGGCTGTCGCGGATAGCCTCAAAGGTTTCATCCACGCGGGTGAATGCCTTATCCATCGCTTTCACCCCACGTCACATCCTGGAATACATGCGACCAGTCGCCTTCGGAAGAGGGCAGACGGGGTTTTGGCTCCGGCAGGTGTTCTGCCTGCGGTGTCCCCTGACTGCTGCGCGTGATGCGAACGCGTTCCCGCAGAGGGAGCGTAAACAGGAGATCGGCGCTGTCATCGTCATTGATAACGGCGGAGAATTTGATGTCCTGATTACGCTCCGGATTGAGCAACAACTGTGGCTGATTTTCGGATAACCACGCCAGCAGCGGCAGCGTGAGGTCGTCCAGCTCCCCGGCGTAATCCATGACAAACATCACCATCTGATAGCGGTAAACAAACGAGGGCGTTTCTCCGGTCGTTTCAATGTTGCCGCTCTCCACGAAAATGGTGAATTTTTCCGGGTTGGCCTGACACCATCGGCATGAACGGGTCATGGCTTCACGCAGGGAATCAGTTTTCAGCATGGTTGTTGTCCTCGTTGTTCAGTCGTTGCAGCCTGCGCTGTTCCAGTAATTCAATGGCCCGCTTATCCGCGTTACAGGTTTCCAGTGCATCCAGAAGGCGGTCGCCCCATATACCGAGATTTCCCCATGTGGGAGTGTCAGGGAAGGGGGGAGGCGTTACCGGTATGGTCAGCGTCTGCGGTATAAGCCGGACTGTCGGCGCTGGCCGTGGCGCGTTCTGCGTGCCTGCGCAGCCTGTCAGTAAAACGAGCGTCAGGCAAAGCGTGGGCGCATTCATCTTTTGCAATATCGTTGCGTAGCTGTTCACGTCTTACCTCTCCGTCCTGATTGCGTTGCTGATTTTCCACGCGGAGTTGCGCCAGCACCTGCTGCATATCCTGTACCCCGGCGCTGATGATATTCAGGGTGTCGGCGGTACTTTTCAGGGTGCTGGCCTGCGCTTCGTTTCTGGCGTTCTCCCGACCCAGCGACCATGACAGACGCATGGATGTTCCCCATCCGGCAATCAGAAGGAAAGCGACACCCAGCGTGGGCCAGAGCTTCATGCCGGATAGGCTCCGTGTGGTAACTGAAAATGCGGTCCGTCTTTCAGGGTCTTCCAGTCGCCGCCCCATTCCACCGGAATATTCAGTTCCCGGCTGGCCTGTCTGAATGCTGCTGCGATTTTTTCGTACAGCGGCCATTCCCATGACACCTGGCTGCCGACATAAGCCACAACATCCACGGCATGCCCCGTAAGGTGGCGGCTGTTCATGGTCTGGCTCTTACCTGTGGCCACCAGTTGCTTCTGGCGGTAACGGCTGCGCAACCCTTCGGTGATACCAAAATCCACTTCCGAAATTTCCAGTGCCCGTCGGGTCACTTTCACCAGATCAGGATTTACGCCCTGCAAATTCTTTTCGCTCCGGCTGCTGAATTTAAATGTGTTGCTCATTCGTCCTTCTCCTTCACCCTGCGATTAAAGGCCGCAATAACCTTGTCGCGTGCTTTCTCTGCCCCCATAAAACCGATTGATGCGCCGATAAACGTCACGGCATCTTCAGGAAAACCGAAGAAGCGCAACGACCCGGCCACGGCCATGGCAAGAACGCCGCACGCCAGCGATCCCGTTACGGTCTGAACCAGTGTTCGTCCGTCATAAAGACTCATCAGCGCGGAAATGCTGACCGCCGCGCCTACTGCATACACCGTTGGCAGGTGGTCAAAGAGCCATGCAATAACCTGCTCTGTGATCCCTGTTTGAATGGTGCTCACTGCTACTCCCCCCACAACTGAATCATTTCTCGTTTCTTCTTCTCCGGCTCCGGCATCTCCACTTCCTGCCCGGCGTCCAGAAATACCTGCTGACAGAGTCCGGGGTTGGCATCCAGCACCTTTTCGGTGACGCCCTGCGTCGTGCCGTAGTACCGGAAACAGAGCGAATCCACGGTGTCGCCTTCCAGTGCCTTCACTTTCATCAGCACAACTCCGCAAAGATTCGCGGGCGGCACAGAATGTCAGAGATGGCCCAGCTCACATCACGCCACAAATCCGATGTCTGTATATCCAGTGCGTCCGCCCGGCGGTCGCCCTTGTCCGTTGTGTCTGCATCACGATAACGCTCCAGAATCAGGGCGCGCGTGGCGGTATAAACAGCATTGCGCCAGTGCCAGAGATTGACGCTTTCTCCGTTAATTACGGGTGCCGGAACATCGGCCAGCGTCTGATGGCCAGCCGCCTGCTGTTCCTGCTGCCACGCTTCCAGCTCGCGGGTAACGTGTGCCACGGCCCCGGTGGCGGTATGCAGCAGGCGGGAGGTGGTCACACGTCCCGGCAGTCGTACCGCCAGACGCAGTTCACGCAGCACAATATCCGGCCAGAATGCACCCGCTGAAATACGGGTATCACCATCATCGGTATCGGTGATGTCGTCCTCTGCGGGTCCGGGGTTGGTTCTGGCAACCATACTCATGGGGTTCACTCCTGAAAAAATCGGGCGGTGGGTGCGCGGTGTAAACGGTCACGGAGTCAAACCGGAACACCGCGCACGCCGCCCGCTGACGGGGTCAGTCGTTAACCGCGCTTCGCCTTCTGCGTCGCGGTGGTTTTTCGTGTTGCAGGCTTCCGCGTTGTCTTTTTACTTTTGCTGCTTTCGTCCTGCGCCTGCTGTGCGCTGGCGTCTTCTGGTGCGGCTGCGGAATCGGCTTTTTTCAGGGCGCGGGAAAGGGTTGCAATCTCGCGTTTCACACCTGCGTTCGGGTTCAGGTGCATTGCTTCGCGCAGCAGCTTCAGTGACAGGGCCATGCTGTCCGCATCACTCAGGCCACGGCGGGCAAAGGCGCACGCTTTGCATAATTTGGCGCGCACTTCGTCCGGCATGTCCTGGTCGGTGACAATCTCCCGGAGGGTGTCCAGTGGTTCGATAAAGGCGGACAAATCCGCGTCGGCATCCGTCCCGGCCTGCGTCAGTACCGGATTACAGATTTCTTCGGTCAGTACCGTGGCAGCAGTACGGCCAAAGTTATCCGGCATGATGAGGTTGTGACGGACCACATACGCGCCGATACGCAGTGCAAGCGGAAGATCGCCACAGTCAATCGCCCACACCATCAGCGTGGCAATCACTTCATCCTGCTGCCCGCCGTCAGCCTCCAGCGTTCCCTCAATCCAGCCGGAAAAATCCGGCAACAACTCTTTTTTGATGGCGGATTTCGCGCTTCTGGCCTGTACGCCCTTAAGCCGGGCCTGTGCCAGACGCAGACGATACAGCACCTCTTCATGCGCGGTACGCGCGGCGTGGTCCACGCCTTCATTCGCCCGGCCTGCGCGCTGTGCCATCACGTTCTGCCAGTGTTGCTGTGCAGGAGTAATCATTTTTTCTCTCCGTTACAGGCGGGCATGATGCCCGCTGTGAGTTGATTAGCTGTCGGCGAACTTCAGGCCAGTGACCATCGCGCACTTGCCATAGTCTTCAACGACATAAGCGTCATTGATGGACTGGTAGGTGGCGATGCGGTTGTATTCCGGCTCGTCTTTCATCAGGCGACGCATTGAACCTTTCTGCCAGTAAATCGACAGGTTGTTGAACGAGGTGATCAGCATCGTTGCATCCGGGAAGAACGGCGCAAGGAACACGCCCAGCCCGCCAATGGTGCGCGATGACAGGATGAGCTGCCCGGCAAGTAATTCCGCATTGGGATTCTGGCCGCTGATGCTGTTCAGCACGGGCAGACGCAGCGAGTTAAACAGGTTGCGCCCCATAATCACCACGAGGTCGTCAGCTTCCTTGTGCCATTCATCCAGCAGGGATGAGCGCGCGTCCTGTACCAGTGCATCAGCGTTCGCATACTTACCCGCGTGCGCCACGGTGTTGTCCATGTTACGGGAGGTCAGCGTCACGTCATTCATAACGCGCTCGCTGGCGTCGGTTCTGATGTGCTCCAGCCACCCCACGTTAACGTCCTGAAGCAGCTTGTTGGTGCTGAAGTTGGACTCATCCGCGTGAGACGTGCCGTTGAAACCGATCATGATGCGATCAAGTGCCACCTGTCGGGCAATCTGTGCGCTGATGCGGGACTGAAAATCAGGGTGTGCCGCCCAGGCATCAAGCTGCGGATATGAAATAAACGTGTCGTAGTTCACCTGTTCGCACTGGTATTTGCGGTTTTTCAGATCAACCACGTTATTCGGGTTACGGCGTTTTGTGCCGTCATAACTGGTATTCGTGCGTGCAATTGGCCCAGTGGTGTCCAGGAGGATTTTTTCGCCTTTCTGGTCGGTCACGCCGAGCACGTTAATTCTTTTCGTAAATTCGGTGCTTTCCTTTGAGGCGTTTTCAAAACGCTGCTGCACCGAGGGTTCTACGGTAAATCGCGATACCAGTGCGGAAACCGGGATATTATTAAGCGACGCCTGCTGCGCCATATAGCAACCCAGCTTGTTGCGGGTAATATCTGACATCACCAGATTCATAAAAAATTTGCTCCTTTGTCTTATCAGAAGTCAGCCAGCTGGTCGGAGGCTGCGCCCGTTGCGGTGAACCGGCTCTGCGGATCGCCGTCCTGCGTGCGCAGTTTTTCCTTCAGTGCTGCCAGCTCTGTGGTCAGTGACGTAATTTTCTGGCGGTCCTGCTGATGGCGGGTTTCCAGCACATTAAAACGGTCGATAATGTCGGCCTGTGACGTTGCGACGCCTTCCACCGCTTCCTGAATACGGGAAAAACTGGCGTCATCCGCTTTGCGGCCACGGCCAATAATTCCCATTACGCGGTTAAACCACTGGGTGCCTTCTTCCTGGCGTTGTTCTGCCATTTCGATGATTTCAGACTCGATGGCTTCGGAGATAAGCGGTGCTTCACCCTGGATACTGTTGAACGTCATCACTGCCTGACGTTGCTGTGCCGTGAATTTCAGGCGCTCAGTGCCCAGGCTTGCCGGGGTGTCGGTCATCGCCAGCCCGACCAGATAGGCGCGCCCGTTAACGGAGAACTGCGGGTGCAGTTCGATACTGGAATAGATTTTCTTGCCGTCAGCGACAAGCTGCTTCATGCGCTCGGTCGGTTCGATTTCTGCATACAGCGCAGTACGTCCGGCCAGCGGGCCTTCCGTAATATCTTCCGTACTCAGCGCGGTGACATCGCCCATTGCGGAAAATTCGCTTGACGGGCATGGCGAGAGATAGTGCTCAACGTTCACGCGGGCAGCGTAAACATCCGGGTTGAAGTTCTCGGCAGCTTTACGCAGATGTACCGGACTGATTTCGCGTCCATCAACAGTTGATCCGGAGACAGCCACGCGAAACTTTTTGCGGGATGTCTTTTTTTCATTAGCCATAGTTTTTGCCCCTCTGACTGGTTCTTCAGTCATGATGGCAAAGCGTAACAGGCTGATACAAAGGGCTTTTGTTGTAAGGAAACGGCCAGAACAGGGGGTTAAGGAGAACGGTTTCGCGCGCGGGTAATCTTCCTGTAATTACTCAGGGGGAGCAATGATTCAGGACGCTTTTGTGCGCCAGCGTGCGCGGCAACTTTACTGGCAGGGTTATCCGCCCGCAGAAATATCACGTCTGATGGGAATAAACCCGAACACGATTTATGCGTGGAAAAAACGCGACCAGTGGGATGAAACGCCACCCGTGCAGCGTGTCACGCAGTCCATCGATGCGCGCCTCATCCAGCTTACTGAAAAACAGAATAAAACAGGCGGTGACTTTAAGGAAATAGACCTGCTGACCCGGCAGCTTAAAAAGCTGCATGATGGCCAGCCGGATGTAATGGCCGCAGGAAAGAAAGGCCGGGTGAAAAAACTCAAAAATCATTTCACGCCGGAACAGATTGCCGCACTGCGGGAAAAAATCATCAGCAGGCTGGAGTGGCATCAGCGGGGCTGGTTTGACTCCCTGACCCTTTGCAGGGAAGCCGGGATACGTAACAGGATGATCCTGAAATCCCGACAGATTGGGGCGACCTGGTATTTTGCACAGGAAGCACTGCTGATGGCGCTGCGTGACGATGTGGCACAACCTTACCAGCGTAACCAGATTTTTTTGTCTGCGTCGCGTCGTCAGGCGTTCCAGTTTAAAAGCATTATTCAGAAGGCCGCGGCTGAAGTTGATGTGGAGCTGAAAGGGGGCGATAAAATCATCCTCTCAAACGGCGCAGAGCTGCATTTTCTCGGCACTTCTGCTGCGTCGGCACAGTCCTATACGGGCAATTTTTATTTTGATGAATTTTTCTGGGTCAGTCGCTTTGCTGAACTGCGCAAGGTGGCTGGCGCTATGGCAACCCTCAGCGGACTGCGGCGCACCTACTTCTCCACGCCATCCACCGAAACGCACGAGGCATACGCCTACTGGAACGGCGACCGCTGGAACGAGAAAAAGGCCTCGCATAAACGCCAGCGTTTTTCTGTGGACTGGAAAACGCTGCATAACGGGCTTATCTGCCCTGACCGGACGTGGCGGCAAATTGTCACGCTGGAAGATGTGGTTAATCACGGCTGGAAACACACCGATATCGACGAAATTCGTGATGAAAACACCGAAGACGAGTTCCTCAATCTCTATATGTGTGAGTTTGTCCGCGAAGGGGAATCGGCATTTAACCTGAATATCCTGATTGGCTGCGGTGTTGACGGATACGACGACTGGAAAGACTGGAAACCTTTTGCTCCCCGCCCGATGGGGAATCGTCCGGTATGGATTGGGTATGACGCAAACGGCAGTAGTGGCAACGGCGACAGCGGCGCTGTGTCCGTGGTGGTTCCTCCGGCTGTTCCTGGTGGCCGTTTTCGAACGGTGGAGACGCGACGCGTTCAGGGGCTGGAGTTTGAAGAACAGGCCAGAGTCATTGAAGAGTTCACGTATCGCTACAACGTGGAACACATCGGCATTGATGTGACGGGCGGGAACGGGGAGGCTGTTTATCAGATAGTGAAGCGGTTTTTCCCTGCTGCTATTCCGTACACCTTCACGCTGTCATCAAAACGGTCGCTGGTACTGAAAATGCTGCAAATAATGCGTGCCGGGCGGTGGGAATACGATCGCGCCGAACGCGAGCTGGTCGCGGCCTTTAACGCCGTGCGTAAGGTGAAAACACCGGGCGGCTTTATCACTTACGAAACGGACCGAGCGAGGGGGATCAGCCACGGCGACCTTGCGTGGGCAACCATGCTTGCTGTCATTAACGAACCGATTGGCGGCGAAGGAGAAAACGAGCGTTTCACGGTTATGGAGTTCTGATGAGCAGAAAAAATAAAAAAGTGCGCATGAGTTCACGCATTGATCTCGCTGATGCGCTCAGGAAAGAATCATCGCTCAGTGCATTCACATTTGATGGTCCTTATCGCCTGACCTGGCATGACCTGCTGGATAATATGTACTGTGCTGATAACGGGCGGTGGTATGAAACCCCGGTGGACTGGTACGGTCTGGCAAGAGCTGCCCGGCAAACGTCCTGGCATCAGTCTGCGCTTTACTTTAAGCGCAATGTATTACTCGGTTGCTACATCCCGCACCCGCTGCTTTCCCGGCAGGATTTCTCGGCGCTGGCGCTGGACTGGTTTGTGTTCGGTAACGCATTCCTTGAGCTTCGAAGCAATATGCTCGGCGAACCGCTTAAATTACGGCACGCCCTGGCGAAATACATGCGACGCGGAAGCGATCTTGAATCATGGTGGTATGTGCAGGATGGCAAGGACGAGTTCCAGTTTCGTCCTGGCAAAGTGTGCCACCTGATGAATCCGGATATTAACCAGGAAATCTACGGCATGCCGGAATATCTTGGCGCATTACTCTCGGCCAGCCTTTCTCATTCGGCGGACATGTTCAGAAAACTGTACTATGACAACGGATCCCACGCCGGGTGCATCATCTACATCGGTGCAGCGCAGGTAAACCGCGAAAGCATGGACTCCCTGAAAGAAACGCTACAGGGGGCACGTGGTGGTGGTGCGTTTAAAAACGTGCTCATTCATGCGCCCAACGGGGGCAAAGAGGGGGTGCAAATTTTGCCGTTCCAGCAGATCACCGCAAAAGATGAGTTCATGAATGTTAAGGCGGCATCCCGTGATGATGTGCTGGCTGCGCACCGCGTTCCGCCGCAACTGATGGGGGCGATGCCGGGCGAAAAAAGTGCGTTTGGTGATGTGGAGAAGGCCGCGCGGGTTTACGCAATTAACGAGCTGATGCCCGTCATGGAGGCCATGAAGCACATCAATGACTGGCTTGGCGAAGAGGTGATCCGCTTTAACCCTTACGCACTGTTAGATACCCAGCCCACATCCTGACGCGCTTCGCTTGTCTGCTGCTTCGCCGGGGCATAAAAAATTTATGCCCCGACTCTCCAGCTCCTGTATCAGTCAGATAATTTCACGACGCTTTCCTGCTTATTGCCATCATCGACGGTCAGACTCTTACGCAATCCCACTGCGCTGACTGCATGTTCTCGCCGCCTCAGTGCGATTTTGACGGCCTTACCTTTCACTCCATCAAATCAGAATCACTCACGTATTCTTCACGCTCAGCGTGAGAAAGACAGCCATTCTGTTGTGTCGCTGCGACATCATTCAGGGGATGCTATTTACCCCCTGAAACGCGGGCTGTTCCCCCGTCACCTGCGCGCAGAAAAAACGCGTTTTTTTGTGCACGCACGGATCCTTGACGGATCCAGCCGCCATGCGGGCCGGAAGGGCAAAAAGTCGTTCAAAAAAATTGTGCAAATTTGTGCACTATTGTGCAAACCGAACGGAGTGCTTATTTATAGAAAAATTGAGCCTATGTATACGACGTTGCTTATAAATACATTCCTGACTGTTATGTGAAAATATGCAAAGAAAATTACATGCAATGGAGATGAGAGTTATAACGACCTTTTCTACTTATTTGTAAAAGAGGTCGTTATGTAAAAGTTAAATTATTTTTTACTCTTGATATGTGTAAAAAATATAGCTTTGATGTTTATATTCTATTAGAATACATTATTTATCCTCTTTAATGATTTTGTTATAGTCAAAATCCCAAATTTTTCTGTCAATGCCGTTTGTTGGTGTAACCCGGTAGAATAAGGATCGTAATCCATTGTAAAAATACTGGAGAGATTTCTGATTTTCTGGTTTGTCTAACCAGTTTCTTGTAATCATTCTAAAGAATTCAATATGCTGATTGAATATTTTCTTATTTAATTTTCTTCTTAAACCGGATGTAGACTCATGGTTGTCTTTTCTTTTCTGAATTTCAGTTTCAATTGATTGTAATTGAGGACGTATCTTGAGTAAGTATAACTCTTTCGAAAAACCATTGTTAATTATATCCTGATTTTCCCAGAAGGAAGAGTCGTCGGTATTATAAAGGTGCTCACAATGCTCAAATATCAATTGTTCTGGAGCTTTTTCACCCGGCAGTGATATAATTCCTCTCTGATCCTCAGGGCTGTGATCTCCATCAAGAATACAAATTGATTTTAACGAGGTTTCCTTAAGATGAGAATCATTAAAAATAGTTTTTAAATTGTCTGCACCAATGAAACAATCAATTAAGTGAAATGAATTACTAACTATAGCAAAATTTGGATATTTGCTTATCCAATAACCAAGTATTTCATTAAATAAAAAGCGAGCTTCTTCATCTTCCGTGAAAACTGGTATCTTGTTCCTTGTGTATATCTCATCCTTTGTTTGTGTTTTCAGATACATTGTTATTTTTAATATATCAGGATTATCCAAAAGCAGAGCCTTTGTAATATTGTTAATTAGATAGACAACATGGTATTTTTTATGAAAAGCATATTCTAGCAATGTTAGACTGTGCGTTGTGAAAAATACTTGAATCTTATAATCTTTTGCGTATTGATAAATTTTATCTAATAACCTTATTTGTAAAGAAGGATGTAAAGTGGCATCAAATTCATCTATTAACAGAATGCTTTCTTTTTGATCAGTGGATTGAATAAGTGATTCAAAATAATACCTAAGGCTAACTAATGCCTTGATTATAATGAATATATTGTCTTCCCCGGATGATATGGTATTAGAATCAATTGCTGGGTTATCGGTATCAAATAATGGGCCAGCTTTAAAATCTCCGATATTGTTTGATTCTATATTTATAATATTAATGCCCAAAAGTTCATTATATATTTTCGATATATAACCAACATACTCTTCTGGTAGGTTTAACGGAATTTTTGTAAGGGCGTCGTCTTTAGTTTCACCAATCGGGAATAGTCGCGATAATCCAAGATATAAAACTGGTTTAGCTGGAAGTGATTGTTTTTCTTTTCCGCGTGGGTATACTGGTTTGATAGCATACCGTTGCGCTTCGTCTGGATTTTTTGAGTTGTGCTTTCTGAAGTCTAGTGTGCTATGATCCAAATAGTTAATAGAAAATAACACACCTTTTGTTCCCTCTGCCGGATCGGTGTAATTTTTTGATTCCCTAACAATTGCTTCCATTTTGGGGTTGGCTATTTTGTTTATAGATTTTATAACTCTAACACAATTACTATTTGAATAATTTTGTGATCGAGATGGTGGCATTTGGAAACCATTGCTAATTAAATGAAGCAATGTTGTCTTACATGTCCCATTGGTTCCTGATATTATATTGATATCTTCATTGAATGAGAAGTCAATATCTATCAGTTTCTTAAATTTTTTAAAACTAATTTCTTTAATCATCTATATCATCCTTAAATTTAAATGTCAGGGATTTTTATACCATGATTATAAATGATAATTTCTAGACCTTTTTTCTTATCTTGTGCAGTATAATTAAGCGTATAATCAGTCATGTTGAATTCATGATATATGCTTTTTATTTCAGGCACATTGTCATAAGACACAACCCAAGGTAGTTGAATTTCCCGTAGTGTATTAGCAATTTTTACATGATCATCATGTTTATAAAAATTTCTATATAACTCTGCTCCTTTAACATAATAAGGTGGATCAAGATATATTAGACTATTTTGGGGTAGCAATGCTTTTTGGTGTAGCAGAAAATCTACAGCATCAAAATTCGATACGTAAATTTTCTCCTTATATGCACCAATTAGTTCAATCCTTTTAATTAACTCTTTTTTGTTGAATCTTGCATCTAACTTCCATGGTCCTTTTTGTTCTTTCCCTCCAATAACGCCAGCCTTAAGTATTCCTGAACGGTTTGTTCTATTTAAAAAGAAAGTAGATAATGCGACTTCAAGCATACTATATTTATCATTGTTTAGGAGTATCTCCTTTTGAGTATGCCAATTTTCAATAGTCACAGGAACTTCATCAATCATTTCACATAACAGATCGTTATGATTAACCACTGCAAACCAAAAAGAATAAAGGGCAGGATCAATATCATTTATGAAGATATTTTCAACAAGACCGTTAAGGAGCAAACCTAATGCTACACCGGCTCCACCTGCATAAGGTTCAGCATAACTTCCACCAATGAGATCATTGTTGCGGAGTATTTGTTCAATATGTGGCAAGAATTTTGCCTTACCTCCCGGATAACGAAGAGGGGTTCTAAAATGAGAAGGCTTTGTCATCCACGATTTTCTCAGTAAAAAATAAACATAATCTTAACATGGCACTTGAGTTTTCCCGATAAAAAACATCGTCGCCGTCCATAGATATTTGCATAGTTATGCAAAAAATCCAGTTTTCAATGAATTAAGGGGAATTATATCAATTGCATTCTATTCAACACAATATTCGGTTAGCGATTCACATCTCATCCCTCATGATGGAAAAGGCATATCCAACTTTGTAATTGTTTTTTCTCATCATCATTTTGATTACTAAAGTGCTGTTTGCCTCTCTTTTGGAGCAAAGTAGCCTTGCGGCGGGCGCGTTCAGTGGTTTCATTGATTCTTTGTGCGTGCTCTGCGTCACGGATGGCGCGCAGCATGTCAGAAAGCACGGTAACGGGAGTTTTCATGGTGTTCTGGTCCTGCTGAATTGTGGATGCTAGGCGTGCGGCGGCTTCGGGGTCTGATGCCCCGAGCTGCTCCAGATAGCTGGCGACCGGGTTATGGCGGATCTCCGTGCTGCTTACGCCGTGATTACGGCTCAGGCGCTGCCAGAGCTGCGTGATTCGGCTGTCCGGGCGGGTATCCGGTTTGCGTACAATTTCAAATCCCTGCGGTGCAATGATGCTACCGTCAACGTACAGAGTGCCGCCCCGTAACAGGTGCTGCATCTGCTGTTCACCGATATGCAGGCCGAGAGATTCGGCAGCCTCCCGCCATTCTTTAGCGAGTAACTCGTGGTTATCAGGCAAAGGCCGTGGCTGTTTGCGGCTCTGTGTCCAGTTCTGCGTTTCATCACTGCTGTTTTTTGCCTGTTTGTCACGCAGCGAACGCATCAGCGCTCGGCGTTCGTGCCGTTTCAGTGAGCGCATCCATTCGTTCACTTCAACGCCGTCAGGGAGCTGCGGCCACGGTGCTGGCCGTTCTTCCGGCTGTTCTGTCCCGTTGTTGTCCGTTTCCTGTACACGGGGACAGTTATTGCCACGAGTCCAAGGGGCGGCAGGGCCGCCCTGAAGGTCAAAACCATTTTCGTGGGTGCTGTCTTCCGCTTCCGGTTTACGTCTTACCAGCTTCCAGTTATCCGGGTGCGTGCACACACGGGAGGATTCCCCGATGAGTGGCGACCAGATCCCGTAAATCTGTACACTCTGTTCGCCGTAATCGTTCAGCTCATCTGCGAGGTCGTAGGCTGTGCGAATCAGGTAGTCCTTGCGCGGAACAAGTACGCCACCCTGTTTTTCAATGTAGGTGGCAAAACACCCGGCATCAGCGGCAGCAAGAACCGCATCCATTGCGTCATCCTTCAGCCGTTGCGGGCCCTCCGGGTTGCGTGCCATCTGGCTGGCAAGGCGGCGGAGTTCACGCCACACCTGACGGGAGGGAATGCCAAAGAACTGGAACTGGCGGACCCGGTGAAGGCGCGCCCAGCCGATGGCGCGCTCCACGCTCTCGGCCATTGATTTTCCTGTTTCGTGGTCAACGCGTGGCTTGCCCGTTTTCGGGTCGATGCCATCCACGGCGCGGCTGTCCAGGTTCTTTCCGATGTAGGTGGCGATGTAGCTGGTTGGCGTGCCTTTTGAGCCGTCTACATACTCCGCCTTAAAGCGCGGAGTAATATCATCGCCCAGCTCGTGACGATCTTCCTGAATGGCAATATCGCGGGTGTGGGACACAATGGTGTCGATTTCTTCCGGATGGGCAAAGACCATCATATGCCAGTGCACGGTTCCGTCATGGTGAGGCTCCACCGTGCGGATGCCATACCAGCGCAGGCCGTCGCGGTTCAGTTTTTTGCGGACCGCCGCAAAAAACGTGTTAACCAGGTAATCGCTGGAGTCGCGCATGGTGGCCCCGTTCCATTTGGGGTTCGGATGACCGTTCTCCGTTGTTGCGTGGTATTTTGACGGGCAGGTGACAGTCAGAAACACCGCTTTGTCGCCACGGGCTTCGGCCAGAAGTTCCAGTCCCTTCATGGTGGCCATCATTTCTGCCCTACGGTGAACCGGGTTACTTACTCCCGCGTAATACACTGTCTCGAGATCAATCGTGAACCCGTCTTCGTTTTCCAGCATGAAACTTTTCAGAAAATTGCGTGTTTTCTCGCGCTGTGCGCGAAACTCGCTTAACGCGTCCTGGCTCAGATAGGGTGATGTTTTTCTGGAAACCAGACAGGCGGCGCGGAGTTGTTCTTCTCTCCACTCGCAACGTAACAGCCACAGTTTGCGTTTCCACCATTCCGCACAGGTCAGGCGAAGGATTGCGCCCGGCAGCAGCTCCGTGTCTGGTTCGTTCCTCCGGTCTTTGTCTGTTGTCAGTGCGTCATAATGTGGAGGCATGGCGTGCAGGTGTAACGCCATGCGGGCCAGCATCTGATACGCCTTCAGCGTTACATCCATGGTCAGCTCGCCATCGGTCGCGCCAAAGCCATCGCAGAGTTTTTCGAAGGTGCTGCTGAACATCGCCGCCGTCATGGTGGCCAGCGTCTGTATCTGGTGTTTGTTGAGCTGCGGCAGGTAAAGCAAATCGTCCAGGCGTTCGCGTCCGGCAAGGGAGCGATAACCCGGTGTCAGCCAGCGGTGATCGGTGCGGTCCAGACGTTCGAATATTTTGCGCAGGGTTCCGCGTGCATAGCGTTCCGCCTGCCAGCTCTTTTTGCCTTTCCGGCGATCGGCTTCCTGTTTTTTGCGCAGGAAGGAGAGGTGGCGAATAAGCGGATCGCGCAGATAGGACGGCAGCAGGCGCAGCGAGGCCATGGCTTCATCCACTGCGCCGCGTGCCTGTTTTCTGGCGTCTCCTGCCAGTGTGATGGTTTTGTCCTGTTTTTCCTGTGCGTCCAGGCTTTTATTAATCAGGTTGCCCAGCGGCGTGGCGGAGAACGCCGCATCAGCCATTTCCTTGCGGCGCTCGTTCTCTGCCCGGTAGGCATCCAGCCAGGAGGAAAGCGCGGATTCAGGAGCGGGGATCCCCGTTCCTTCACGCCCCACTGCGTGGCGCGGTTGTTGCCAGTCCCTGATGTGCTCTGCCGTCATAGTGATTTACTTCGTCATGCCATTCAGGGTGTCGCGGCAGACGGTAGCCAGCCGCTGAATTTCCAGCACGGTGTCTTCTGTGTCGGCATAGTGATGTGTGATGCGGATGCTGTCGGCAATCACATCGACGATCGCAGAGGATGGGCGCTGGTAAATGCCAATAACGGACAGGGTGCCACCTTCAATACGGTAAAGCCTGTAATTTCCCTCGTGGCTGTCAATCATGTAACGACCATCAATAACAATCTTTCCGTCAGCGAGCTGCGGTACAGGCAGGGATTTCAGGTACATGTCATAACGTTCACGCACGCGAACGGCAAGATCACGCTCTGTGTTGAGCAGGTATTCAAGAAAGTCGTTGGCGAGAATCATTGCGGCAATCCTCTTGTTACAGATGTGCGAAGGCCTCCCGCCGCAAGGTGCAGGAAAGGCCCGGAACAGAAATTAATGGAGTTTGTTTTGCTGCTGGATGAGCTGCTGAAGCTCGCGCAGATCATCCGCCAGATAGCTGAAAACAGAGGCGGAATAAATGTTTGATAGTGCGTGGCTGCGCTCATGCAGCATATTGATGTGCATGATTTGCGCGACGCGTGATGCGCGGGAAAGTCCGCGGTTGATTTCAGTCTGGATGTGACGACGCTCCGCGATAGCGCGGTGTGGTTTGCGGTTTGCCATGGTGTGGCCCCTTGTGTAGTAAGTTGTGAAAACTCACCATCCAGAGCTGCGAAACTGTGGGTGGCGAGACGTACGAGGTTCGCAGTACCGGCTACACAAGAACCCGGCCCGACCGAAGTCGGCCCCGTACGCCCCGCCATAATTCTGACGCGAAAAAAACGTGGCAATACAGTACGCACAAAAAAACCGCTGGCGCGGTTGTGCGCTTGTGTAGTCAGCAGGCTGCGAAACCCGGCACCCGTTTTGTGAGGTGCAGCAGAAATGTAACCTGACTGATTGCGGCATGGCAAGCGGTTTTTTTGTGTGTGCATCGGTGGTGACCTGTTTTATTCAACGTATAAGCTGCGGCAGTAGCGCCACACTTCAAACATTCGTTTCACAACTTCGCGGCAGTAGTAGCCATCGGTATCTCTCGTCAGGTCGTAGCGATTGCCATAACGCTGGCGCATCCATCGTTCAAAGGCTTTGTGCATGCTCTGGCTTCCTTTAGTAGCTGGTTAAACATGAGGGTTAGTGGGTTGCTACACCCGAACGGCATCGGGTTTACCTGGTAAGAGAATCGACCGCCTGTTTTGCGCTCTTTTCTTATGACTGAACCGCTGCGCCAGAGCCGACGTAACTCCGCATTAATGGCTGTGGTTGTGGTATTCAGTGCAGCGGCGATTTCTCCACCGCTACAATCTGGATTGGCTGCGATGTAGTCCAGAATGGTCATCTGCGTGACTCCTGTACCTGTCGAATAAGGTTCACTCGCACCACGTTAGTGGCGCAGAAGTAAGTGCCGTCAGTGAGATAGATGTGGTGTGCATCCTTTTCTGAGCGGTGTTTATCGATAGTGGTAATCAGACGTTCGTCGACCTCGTATTCGCGTCCTCTGGAGGTAAAACGAACGACAGGAAAATGCTTAATTGCCATCACGTCGTATCTCTCTGGTACGCCTGTACCATTTGGTGCAGGCGGTACGCTTTTCCATTGCACCATCCGTCAGTTAATGAAGGTCACTTCGTGCTTGTGGACTTCAATTGCCCGCTCTTCTGTCAGTTTTCTCAGAAGGAAAAGGTCCGGGTTTTCACCCACGATTACATAAATGCAAGCATCCATGTTGGCCAGGCGAACGGCTCTCCCTTTGTTGTCGGATGTAGACGTTACGTTTGCGAGCTGAGCTTTTAGGGCGCTGATTTCTTTGTGTTGCTCTTCGATGATCCCGGCAGCGTTTTCTGTGATGCTGGCTACCATCAGTGCATGAATGCCGAGAACGGGAGCGCCTTCCTTTGTTGCTCTCTCGTACACTTCACGTTCCATCGCGGATAACATTTTCAGAGAGGTAAGGGTGCCTTCTGTTTTTGCGTTCATTTTCTTTCTCCGTTATTTACGTGTGCGAATACCTCCGCGCATGCGGATGGTTTTCATGTTTTCTTATTTAATCTGAGGTTTTATTTGTATCGTTATTCACCAGTGAAAAAACGTTCAATCTTTTTTACTGAATGAATAATTCGCATAATCCCAATGGCACAGGCCACCGAAATAATCAGAACAAACCATGAGATAAATATACTCATGCGATATTCCCCAGCTTATACGGTTCAATATGTTCCCCGCATTCTGCGGCACAGATCAGCTCGGAAAGTTCGTTAAGTGCATCCAGATCATCAGCGTAAAAAGCCACGTCATACAGACTCCGGATTGCCCTGGTCAATGAGTCACGGGCTGCACGTTCAGCATGAGCGCCTGATGCACTTAAGCGAAAATAAAAACGCTCAAGTGCTTTGTTAATGAGAGTTTTATATTCTTTGCCCATCGCAACGCCCTTTAATCTGCTTTCTGAATTTCAGCTTCTGAATCTATGCAGATAATTTCGATATATGGTTCATCGCCATTAACCTGACGTGCCTTTTCAGCTTCGCTAATGATTTCTCGTACGGTCTGGTACGGAAGTTCCACAAACAATCGCGTGCCGTTCAGATAAAGGTAAGTAGCCACATCTTTTGCTGCCGGGGCTACAGCATCAATAGCCGATGCGCGCAATAACAGTTCACCGCGAAAATCAATAAAACGGATAAATACACCTTGTGCATGCTCTTTGGTCATAACGCACCTGTTATAAATCAGCCTGTTTAATAAAACTCTGCCCGCGAAGCAGACGATCAACCGTGCGAAGTGCTTCGTATAATGTGAAATCCTGCCCGAACTGATTGTCGCCACAGCTCAATGCAAAAATGCGGTTTCCGGTAAATGGGTTGCGTTGGCATCTGTGAACCACGATTCCAGCTTTTTCAATCAGCCAGGTGTGTTCGCCAATTTGTTTTACTGTATGGCCATCTGGCGTTGCGTGCGTCTCGCTCAGGCTGTAGCGGATGTTGCTGCGTGATGCGCTGGTAGCGAAACGGTTAGCTTGGTGTTCCGTTTCGGTGCGAAAATTATGGCGTTGCTTCAGCATAAAATGACACCTCGTTATTTTGTCATCTGCACGTATTTCTCTGCGCTCCTGATGGTTTTCAGGAATATTGCGAAAAGGTTTACTTTGCGTTTTGTGTTTCTTCCTTCTTGGGTGACGGGGATTACTGATCTGTCGGCCTGCCTTCTTACCGCAAGAATGCTTTGATTCGTGCGTTTCGCGTAATCTTCCAGGCTTTCTTCAAGCACAGGTAACCCATGCTCATCACGGTATGGGTAGAACGCCGCCAAACGCTCAAAATCCGCTTGTTCGTATGTGTTCAGGACTTTTGCCATGATGTGATAACCTATTCAATATGGTGCTATTTGTGGCTTTTTGTGGCGTCAAGTGGTACTCAACTGATAACCAATATAGTATTCAGGTGCACACCATGTCAATAGAGATATCAAAGAAGCTAAAAGCAATTCGAGAATCTGAGGGACTTAGCCAGGCAAAGTTCGCGGATTCAATAGGTATTGCGGTTGGTACAGTTAAGCAATATGAGACTGGTATTAGAGGTGTGGGGACGGAGGTTTTACTGAAAATCACAATGCATCCGAACTTTAAAAAATACACCACGTGGTTGATGAGTAACGAAACAAATGAGGCTGCTGGGCAGATCAGTCCCTCTCTCTCCCCTGATGGGCCAGAAAACACATCGTCTTCTCAAAAATCCCGCAAGACTGGCACACAGCCCGGCTAATCATGGAGCGCTGGGGGCATGGTGGTCTTGTAACGCTGGGGTTTCACGAATGAGCATAAAATCAATTCCTGGAGGGTATCTTCTTGACATGCGCCCGGAGGGGCGTAAAGGCAAACGCATTCGTAAAAAATTTAAAACGAAATCGGATGCAGTTTTATATGAGCGGTGGGTGCTGGCGCAACAGCATAACAATGAGTGGAAAGGAAACTCCATTGATCGCCGTCCGCTGTCAGTGCTTATTGACTTGTGGTGGAAATACCACGGCCAGCTAATGAAGTCAGGGCATAACACGCGCCTTAAATTGCTGCGCTTGAGTGAGGCAATGGATGACCCGTGCGTGCATAAACTTAATACAACGATGCTCACCGAGCTACGTGTGTCCAGGATAGAGCAGGGGATACAGCCCAGCACTATTAATCGAGAGATTGGGGCGTTAAGCGCGATGTTTACCGCACTCATCTCATCCGGCCATTTTCTTAACGATAACCCCGTTCAAGGCCTTAAAGGAATGAAGGTTAACGAGCGCGAAATGGGATATCTGAGTAAGTCTGAATGTGTTCAGTTGCTGGATGCACTGGCTGAAAATCCCGATGAACGGCTGGCTGTCGAAATCCTTCTGTCGACCGGGGCGCGATGGGGCGAGGTAGCGGCACTGGAGCAGCGCCGTGTTCTTCATTGTCGAATCACTTTTTCAAAAACGAAGAACAGCAAAAACCGTACCGTTCCTATTTCTGAAAGCCTGTTTGAAAAGATCAAAAAACGGGGCGGGAAACTGGTGTTTCCGACGCTGGATTATCCATTGGTTCGCGATGTCATCAAAACGGTCGCACCTGATGTTCCTGACGGCCAGGCTGTTCATGCGCTGCGCCACACCTTCGCCAGTCATTTCATGATGAACGGCGGCAATATTCTGACGCTCCAGAAAATTCTGGGGCACGCAAAGATTCAGACAACGATGATTTATGCCCATCTTGCGCCGGATTACCTGCAGGATGCGGTGAGGTTTAATCCCTTGGGAGGAATGTAACTATGGAAATAAAAAAACCTACAAAAAAAGAGTTATATGACTATTTACTATCGAAATATATAGAAGATAAATGCAAAGAAGAAGCTGATGAAATCAATAAGAAGTCGATGAGTCGTGTCAATAAACATAAGGAGCGGCTGATGGAGATTACGCCAGAAATCTTCTTCCGTTTCTTGTCTGAGAAGGGGGTTTCCAGTGTCTGCCCTTCATGTGGATCGTCTCGATTATCTGTGCCTGAAAGTATGGATCTTTGCTGGGATAAAAATAAGAAACCAGAAAATTTTAACAATCTACCCTTGGAGGAGCAGAGTGAGTTAATTAAAGAGAACATAAAGCATTATGTATCTTATACTTTTTTGGGTGATGTTAAGAGCATACCTGATATGCGCAAAACTTATTACACGCTGCATTGCCTGAATTGTGGTTACCTGAGCCTTTACCGTACGTCTGCGGTGCTGAAGTGGTTGGAGAAAGGCAAAGCGCAGGATGGTGAAAATGGGTAATGCAGTAAGAAACCTTTTCGGTAATTCAGCAGGTAGTATGTCGCATTCTGAGCGTGATGTGCTTTATCATGGCGGCGATGGCGGCAGTAGTGGAGGCGGAATGTCAGATAAACTTGAAAGGCGAATTGAGCGACTCGAAGGTGATTTATCGCTAACAAGAAACGACCTTGCGACGCTTACTGAACGCACTACAAACCTCTCAACCAAAGCTGATGTTGGTGAGGTGAAAGGTGAGCTCAAAGCAGACATTGCTCATCTGAAAGGTGATCTTAAATGCGATATTGCGAATCTGAAAGGTGAGCTTAAATCTGATACAGCTCACCTGAAAGAGCAGCTCAAATCAGACATTAACAGCCTGTCGGGTGAGCTTACCGAAGCGATGGATAAACGCTTTGACAAGATTATGGATGAGATGAATCGGCGGTTTGACAAGGTTGATGATAATACGAAGTGGCGTTGGAGTGGCATTATTGTGCCAGTATGCACAACCATTTTCACGGCGGCGGTTGCTGTATTTGTTGCTAAATTTGTTGGCTGATGATCCACAAATTGACCACATCCCTGTTATTTGTTGTGGTTGGCTGTGTTTTTGTGTGTCTGTAAGTCTTTGATAATTATCTAACTTATTGATTTTTGCTTGTGTTTATGGCCGCTCTGCGGCCTTTTTTCTTTTCACTGTCGAAGAGTCACCGTAAAATCAACGCCATGACACTTCAGCAGAACGGATACC